GAAATTGTTGAGACCGAATCCCTTGAAAAGGAATGAATACAGGGGTGAAACCATGGTAAACGGCAAAGGAGTGTTGACACGTTGATACTCATCGTATCCCGTGCTGAGATCGATCTTGGTCCAGACGCGGCCGAGATTGGGATCGGCATAATCATTCACACCGGGTGGGAGGCCTTTCATGTGAAAGACAATACGCCTCCAACGCCATGCATTACTAGTTCCAGTGCGAATTGTGATTTTTTCACTCAGCCCCACGATGAAGGGGGTCTGGGATGTCCGTTGGGTGTTGACCGGAAGAGTCAGATTCGTACTCGGCACGCTGCCTATCTCTCGGGCCGTCGGGCTCCAAAGAAGAACTGCCGGTGAGTCCGAGGTCACCGTCATGGCGCCCACATTCGTTGCGGCTGGCGGAAAAGTGTTTCCCGCTATCATCGTGTCCCGCTTTTTGGTGGCGGTGAGATTGAGGATACTTTTTCGAGTCATGGTACGAGTCGGGCGGCGGTATGTTTTCCTTATCTTCCGGCGACCATAGGTTCTTGTGCGTGCGACGGTCTTGGATCGTCCAGAAACCCTCTTCCTTCGGTACGTTCTTTTCCGAAAGCGTGGCATCTTGGCGGGAAAGGGTTGGGGGTTTAACGAGATGTGCTTGGTTCGTATACGAACAGGACGGGAAACACGGGCCGAGGTGGATGACCTTGCACAGGCGGTGATGCGTAAACTGAGGCATTTTTGCTACAGGACAGGCAGGGGAGGGGAGAGGTATATATAGGTCCAGAGTGTCCCTCTGTCCCTGGGCTATAACATTAGTTTGCCCAGGGGACAGTTTCTGAGTCACATGCCTTCATTCGATTTACACTGCCGATATGCTCTCCTCACTTACGCTCAATGTGGTGACCTGTCCGCTGACGTCGTTGGAAGAAAGCTTCAGGATGCTGGATATCAGTGCATCATTGGACGAGAGAATCACGCGGATGGAGGCATTCATCTCCATGTGTTCGTTGACTTTGGAAGGAAGAGAAGGTTTCGACGAGCTGATGTCTTCGATGTGGAAGGTCGCCATCCCAACATCAGTCCTTCTAAGGGAACACCAGAAAAGGGTTACGACTATGCAATCAAAGATGGCGACGTTGTTTTCCAAGGACTTGAGAGGCCGGGCAGAGATGGAAATTCTAGCCCTGCTGATAAATGGGCTGCAATTACGGGAGCGGTCGATCGCGGATCGTTTTGGGATTTGGTACATGAACTGGATCCCAAAAGTGCGGCATGCAATTTCCCCGCACTTCAAAAGTACTGTGACTGGAAGTATGCAGTTGACCCTCCCGTCTATGCAACCCCAGACGGAATTACTTTCAGCGGAGGAGATGTTGATGGACGAGATGATTGGCTATCGCAATCTGGTATCGGACTGGGAGAACCACCATTAGGTATGTTGTTGTGTGGATGTCTTGCGCGTCGGCTTGCTCCGCTAGGGGGGGCCCCCGAGGGGCCCACCCCCGCCCCCCCTATGCTCGCGCCTCGAGCGCGCTATGATCAGATCTGAGTTGGGTATTAACTAACGTTTTTAGGCAGACGTATGTCAATCTGCGTATATGGAGAATCCCGAACCGGGAAGACTTTGTGGGCAAGATCTCTGGGCCCACATATCTATTGCGTCGGACTGGTGTCCGGAAATGAGTGTCTCAAAAATGATGTCGTGGAATATGCCGTGTTTGATGACATCAGGGGGGGAATCAAGTTTTTTCCTTCTTTCAAGGAGTGGCTGGGATGTCAAGAATGGGTTACTGTGAAATGTCTTTACAGGGAACCTAAATTGGTTAAGTGGGGGAAGCCTTCAATTTGGTTGAGTAACACGGATCCACGGGATGAGATGCAAAATGCGGATATTGATTGGATGAACAAGAATTGTATTTTTGTGGAGATAAACTCCCCTATTTTTCATGCCAATACAGAGTAGTAGTAGGAAGGAAATCTAAAAAGTCGTCTGGGTCCGATGAATTTCCAACAATGATGTCACAAACATACATGTCACCACACCCCATCTTGGATGTGGTTGACCAAGGAGAAGACGCCAGCTGTCCACCAATTTCTTCGTCTCCATAATAAATATTCTTCCGAACTCCGTGCCACCTATTAAATGTCTTCACAATACCAACGTCGTTGCCTGATCTGATGTTCACAGTCGAATCATACTTCACATTAATGATTGAGGTGTCGATTGGAGCGGTAATAGGATCCATCCAATCGCGAGGGGTGGCGGCGAAATTGTTGAGACCGAATCCCTTGAAAAGGAATGAATACAGGGGTGAAACCATGGTAAACGGCAAAGGAGTGTTGACACGTTGATACTCATCGTATCCCGTGCTGAGATCGATCTTGGTC